CCACCAATGATCGTCATCCATTGGGTTCGTATCCATCCAGATACCGTGCCAGGTTGCGCCGCCATCGCGTTTAGTGGGATATCGCCCAACTCGGTGAGTCAGGCCATCGATCACAGCTTTTGGCAACTCTCGCGCCTCATTGACCCACGCCCCAGTTAGCTCTAGGGATAATAGCTTTCGCACGTCTTTGGGTTGGTCAAGCGCTAGGAATATTACCTCGCAGTCAATTCCAGCCGCGCCCTCTCTAGCGGGTAGCCTGATATGGTGGGTAATGGGTGGGGTATAAAGCATTGGCCCAAAGGTATTCTCTGGGAAAAGGTCTTGCCAGGTCTTAATCGTAGTGGTTTTGAGTTCTGGATAAGAGTTACGTACAATGACAAAACGGGTGTATCGGATACCATCGATAGGGCTAGGCTTTTGCTGAATGGCACGGATAAACACCTCAGCCGCACACGCATACGACTTACCAGAGCCTACTGGCCCCATCATGCCGCGCACAAATGCGTTAGACTGGAGAAACCGATAAACCTCTGGGGATTTAGAGAAATCAAGGTTTAGCCCAGATTTGGGCAATTCTTTCGCTGATGTTTCCTTAGTTCTTGCCATGGCTTGCTTTTTTCCTAAGTTATTGTAATATCGGCACAATAATAATGATATACCCTTTTTTATAACATAAAGGTATTTTATGGCTGGCTACTATCTTACAGATGAGCAGTTTATAGCGGAATGGAGTAAACACGGCTCTCCCAAATTAATGGGTATTGCCAACAAAATGAGTCCAAGATCGGTTATGAATCGCAGACTCGCAATAGAAACAAGGCACGGAATCAAGCTAGAAACATTCAACTCTCAACGAGATGCTAAAAAAGAAAGACCAAAAAAAGAAAGATTAACCAAGATAGATCAAACCGATGGCCATGTCAGACGTGGCCGAGAGATGGAAAAGGGCAAAATAATCGTATTCTCAGATGCCCACTTCTGGCCAGACAACTTTACAACTGCTTTTAAAGCCTTGTTGTTTTTTATTAAAGAGTTTAAACCCCAGGTTATCGTAGCCAATGGCGATATGTTTGATGGGGCTAGCGTATCAAGATTCCCGCGTTTGGATTGGAGCGTACTGCCTACGGTCAAGCAAGAGCTAGAGGCTTGCCAGTATTTCATGGGCGAAATTGAAAAGGTTGCTAAGGGCGCTGAACTCATCTGGACTCTGGGAAACCATGACAGTCGGATGGAAGGGTACATCGTTAATAACGCCCCAGCTCTAGAAGGATTGCCAGGCACCAGCCTAAAAGACCACTTCCCCATGTGGAAACCATGTTACTCCTACTGGGTAAATGAGGATACTTGTATTAAGCACCGTTGGAAGGGTGGCTGGACTGCTGGCCACAATAATACACTCCAATCTGGGGTCAATATGATTACAGGCCACACCCACGTTTTAGCCGTACAGCCTTGGTCAGATATGAACGGCACGCGTTATGGGGTACAGACTGGCACCTTAGCTGATCCGCTCGCTACCCAGTTTGCGTACATGGAAGATCATCCCCGCAACTGGCGTTCTGGTTTCGCTCTGTTATCCTTTGAAGAGGGTCGTTTACTGATGCCAGAGCTGGTACAAGTATGCGGAGACGGTGAGGTTGAATTTAGAGGTTGTATTAATCGGGTATGAAATTAAACGCTACATTCCTAGAGGATACGTACATCACGCTTTGCAAGTTGCACCCATTCAATAAATGGAATATGCCACCCGTGGAGCTGTGCCGCTTTATTGTGAATAACGATAATGACGCATTGGGTACGTACCTCTATGATGAGGCCGCTGAAATTCCGCACGTAATTACCATCTCAAGAAAGCGTTTATCGCACTATCTAACTTGTGTGGCCACGATAGCGCATGAAATGATACATTGCTCGCGCTGGGCTGAGCCAGTTAACAAAACGGGTCAAGCTGGGTGGGAGCGGCACGATGCCAAGTTCAGAGCCAGAGCCAAAATGATTGCTGTAGAATTTGGATCGTTTGACCCATTAGAGCTATAATTAATTTGTGGGCAACTGGTTTCACGTGCCAGGTTTAGGTTTTGCTGGCTTCTTTCCCTAAACACGCCCACACTCTTATATCTTATATAAGACTTAATCTATCAATAGCCAGAGAACTAAAGTCCAAAGCGTTACTACGACTAACGCAAAAACCATACATTCATCGTTGGTCATAGATCGTATAGAAATTAGTCTTAGTGGGCGGCAAATACGGCTCAGGCTCCGCCTGTACTCCAGCTCCTAGCGGTAGATTCAGAGCGTCAGAGTAAATAGACGTACTGCCGATTTTCTGCTCGTAAGCCAAAGGGAGATTTAAAGCATCCGAGTAGAGAACCGTATTGCCGATCTGTACAGAATAGCCAGCGGGTAAATTTAAAGAACCCTTATAGATATTGGTTTGGGCGCTAGCCGTTACATGAAACGCTAGCAAGAATAAAAAAATGTAGGATTTATTGCACATTTTTACTCTTTCTAAGAGCGATGTGCTTTTGTAGGATATGCCAAAACTCAGATTTAATTATCATTTGTTCCTCACGTTAGAACTTAATGGCTCATAAATGTTACTTTAAGTGGGTTAATGCTACTTAAAAGTTACTTTAATATCCATTATTACAACTTAAAAGTTATATAAAAATATAACTAATCTCCAGCCCAGACTACTCCAGACCGACCCATCCGAGCGTTATATGCGGCCTCATCTCGGTTTACAGCATCGAGGTAATTAAAGCATTTATGAACCTGGTCAATCTCTAGCGGCTTGCCGCACTTCTCGCACGTATCGCGGTAGCTAGCCCCACAATCCACAATTACAACTGGTGTCATCCCATCCATGCCATTACCCCCATGCAGTACAGTAACACAGCTACTAGCTCAACCAAAAATAATGGTGCGTCTTTCTGTTGTATGGCGGCCACAGTCCACAAACCAGAGCCAACCAGAGATAGAAAGATATTGAGCGGATAAATATTAAAACTGGTCAGCGCTATACCGACCAGGCAAAGAGCGGTACCAGCCCACTTAATGATTTGAAGAGATATCTTTGCTGACAACTTCGGCATTAATAATCTTTTTAATGAGCAACTGTTCTTCTTGCTCTCGTTTCATATTTTTATAAATATGATTTACTTTAAAAGCAAACAAAACGGCAAACAGTAGCCACCACTCCGCTCCAGCGCCACCCTCGTATAGCAGATATGCAACTAATAGCTCAATCATGGTATCTCCACATCGGTTACGTCTGGGGCCTTAATATTAATTCCGATCACAGACGGTTTATCGGAATCCTCTGGGTTATCTAAGAGTCCACTAGCTTTGGCCAGCAATCTCAATACGCCCACCTTATCGTACAGCTCTAGCTCTAAATTACCATCCTTATTAACTTTAATACTCTTGATGGCTTGTAAGGCATGGTCAGGAATATCCTTACTAGCCTTAACCTTAATTTGACCAGTCTCATCCCACTCCATAATGTCTGTAATCTTGGTATTAGCCATGCAAAGCAGACTGTAGGCTACCGCTTCACGGTTCTCTGCAATAGTCGCACTACGCTCTAACCTCTTCTGGATCGAGCGAATCCCACCCCAGTTCTGTAGGGATGGAATCTGGCTCGATATCTGTGCTTTGACTTTAGGCATCAGAAGGGTACATCCCCATCGCGCGGCATCTCATCGTTACCCCTGGGCGTAAAGCCCTGTTGCTTTGGTTTGCCAATCTTGCCAGAGATGTAGTTACGGCCAGTCTTGGTTACTTTGGCGTAGCCATTAAACCAATACTCCACCCCATCGGCTAGTTTGATGGTGCCAGACCAGTCTGCATCTTTCTCATCACGCTTTTTATCGTTTACAAATAAGCTAAAACTGCCTTCTTTCATTTCATATTTCATTTTTATCTATCCTTCAAGGTTTAAATTTACTGTCTTCGATTGCGTCAACCACGTTAGCGGAATCTGACAACCGTTCTGATTCTACGATCATTGCGTGAATAATCGAATGTAGGGAAAACCCTTGTCTCAAGAGACTCAGGCTACAGCTGTGCAACTCTCGTTTTAACTTCTCTTGCTCTTCCATGCTTGCTCCTTTTAAAAAACCAGCGAAAAATTGTGTCTAACACCCCGCCCCATGTGGCAAGGGTGGGGGGGAAGGTATGCCGCCTCACTTTTCCACCCATCCCAGCCAGCTCCGAGGGCATTGTGCTTTCGCTTATTGCACCCCACCCTCTACTTGCCCTATTCCATACCACCGTTTGATACCGTTACAACCCCCTTGCATAGTCAATGATGGAGTCTGGCCGCTCAGGTCTGGCGTTCAACCACAGCTCCAGGCCAGTTGCGAACTCCTGATTGGATAAACCTATCGATTCTGCCAACTCGATAGCCTTCATATCCAACTCATTCATTACCTTTTCTTCTTTATATATTTTCCTATATAAGACCAACACACTCTCAAACTTGCTGTTATAAGCCAATACAGCCTCGCCATTGCCTTTCTCAGGCATCTTGGCATCCACATATTCTCCAAGTGTTTTCACAGCCTTAGCGCTCGTTTTAATGCCTTTCTTAGCCATCTCTCTCTCCTCTTCTAAAATCATCCTTGGACTGCGGTCATCCTCGCTACTCATGGCCAGCAAATCATCTAATCCGATATCTCTGTCATAGACGATTCGCATGGTACTCGTATGGGATTCTTTAGCGCCTTTTCTCAGCCGATCAACGTAGCCCTTGGTTCTTAACTTCGTCATTTGAGCTGTAATGGTTCTGCGGCTAACTCCGAGGTCTTGCGCCAATCTCTGCTGACCAACCCATGTGATGCCACTTCGGTTCGCATAGGCGCAGACCATACACAGAACTCTCAGCGCCCCCAGGCTCAGGCTCTTATCCATAATCGCTCGTAATGGCACCACCGCTATTTGCCTTCGGTCTGGTGGCTTTGGCTTTAACTTAACTTTAGGTTTTTTAGGGATGATAAATTCCATGAATAGAACCTCACCCGCTTATATAGCGAGATATCTCTTTTTCAGAGAGCATCGATCGTTTATCGCTCTTCTTAGGACTGATTGCCCTCAGAGTGCTGGTTCCGAGCTGTTCGCTGGTCATCCCCTCTGATTCAGTAGCGTTTATCCTGGTCTGGTGATGCTCCATTCCAGAGAGCTGGGTTATGGCTCCGCGCCCACAGTCTAATCCAAAACTATTCATCTTGTAAACCATTGCCGTCAGTCCAGTTCTCATCAAGCTCAAATTCCCCCAATTCGATGGTGTTCCATCTCAGGCCACAGACCATACACTTTCTGCGTCTCCTGATCCAGTTCTTAGTCTCATGCGGCCTAGAATCAATTACTTTTACATCATCGCTATCGCACTCAGTACTTGCACAGATCATACTTCTTCATTCCTTGGCTCAAAATCACGTAAATACAAATCAGGGTCGCAAGCGCCATCCACCTTCCAATCCCCAGCATTGATAGCCCTGTACATTATTTGTTTAAGTTCGTATATCTCTTCTGCTTGTTGGCGTAGCATTATGTAAGCATCTTTTGTAAAAGAGCCTTTGCTTTCTTTACACAATACTTCAAGACAATCTGCTAATTCGTATGCGTTCATTTCTCATTCTCTTTCTTTAACTTTCTTCTTCGTTGTGCTGTAGCCCTATTGTTTCTTTGAACAGCCATAGCAAGTTCATTTGTCTTTTTGTCGTAAGCCCAAACAACATCGTGGACTAATCCACAATCACAGCAAGCCAACCGATACAATTCTCTTAAAGGCACAACAAAGCCTTCACCATCAGTTCTTTGGATATATCGGGTCATTTCTCACTCGCTTTCTTTAGTATTGCTCTAGCAAAATCTTTATATCTAAACTCATGCCCATCATGAGGAGAATCAATACATTTAATCATTTCTTGATATATTTCCTCATCACTTAATTCTTTTATTTGTGGTGTGGTGTAGAGTGGGATTCCTTTATTTGGATGCACCTCTATCCATTCACCATCAAAATCTTGTTTTAGCCAAATAAATGGTTCATTGTTCATTTTTGTTTCTCCAGTTTCCACACATCTAACATGGCGTTGTAGAGCTTGTCATAGCCAGCTTGGCCACGCATCTTTGCCACTTCTTGTAGGTACAGCTGTCGGGTTCGTTTGGATCGAAACTTTCTAAACACCCATTTGGCCTCGCAGTACACCCGATATTCATCCGAGTAAGTTCCGACCGTTCGGCCATTCGGCAAACGAACCAGCCTGGCTGATCCGTGAACCTTACCGCAAGCGAAACATGAGGGTCGTAATACATGGATTACTTGCTCTCCCTTTGCTGTTTTCTCTCGTAACACTCCTTGCACATCCACCGTCTCTGTCTTTTGTTTGCGCTGATTAGCCATGCTCCATTCCGATAATCTTTACCCATCTGACAGTTAGTACAGAACCGTTTGCCAGTAATTGATGAATCAGCCTTTACAGCCTTTGTGTAAAGGTCGTTCTCATGGCTCATGCTTGTACTTCGTCTTCTTCAATGTAGAAAAAGCCGCCTACAGTAATTGCTTGCAAGGCTTTTATAGCCTGGTCTGCACGCTCTTTCGTACTGTAAATCCCACGATTAATCGTGCGGTATTTATCATCAATCTCAACCACTACAAATACTTTCATACAATCTCCTCAATTAACACGTGTACACAGCCGCCAGAGACGATCTTGTTGCCTCTCGCGATATTGATCTCATCGATCTGCTCATCGTCATCAAATACGCCAGCATCTTGCAAGCTATCAAGTACGCTCTTGATACGGTTATCCAGGTCAAACTTGCGCCGATCTCTGGGCCAGACAACCATATTGATTCGTATTCTGGCCGTACCTACCTTACTTTGTTTACTTTGCGAAACAATATCGGCCACATCGGTCTTGAACTTGCGCCCAGCCTTGCTCATATAGGTTGCATGAGCGCCACGCCTGTAGTACGTATTGACCGATGGCGGCCAAGGTAGAACGAACTGGATCATCCTATGAGCTTTGTCAGCCTGGCATCCAGATCGGCATGGCTCGATAAAGACTCCTCTAATTCGTCATTAATGATGGCCGCAATCGACTTATTTTGAGCTTGCGAGGCTTGTTCTAAAAGGGTTTTGACGTGTGGCCGCAAGCGCACCAAGAATGGTTTTAGTTCTGACATTTCATCTCCAGTTATGTGGCACGGGCTAAACCCTCGAACAGTTACGAAAGCCTTGTCTTAGTGCGCGCCCCCGTGCAACGCGCCAGCATTTGCTTTGCTCCGATCTGGTTCCAAGCAAAAACTCCCCAGAAAGTCGGCCGAGACCGATATCTCAGATCATACATGAAAATAAACACAACATATAGGGGTCAATATTAGGGTAAATCCCTATAAAAACACAACATATTGTGCTTGACATTGCTATTGTCATGGCTGAGAATCACTACTAAGCGATATCGCTTTAACCACCGAGAAACAGGAGTTAATATGAAATACAAAGGCCAAGGTAGAAAAACTTATCTAGTCATTCAATGGGATGCAGAGCAATCAGAATGGCACGTAATCAGCAAGCCAGTTACGTTTAAATCTGGTATTTGGTTACTCTTAGACAAACCAAATTGCAAGCGCGATATTGTCAGCATCTCGCTTTGGAATAACGGCTATCGCCCAGGCGTTAGCTTGCCAACAGCAGAGGCCGCATAATGTACGTGGCCTACTATCGCGTATCCACTCAACGTCAAGGCCAGTCAGGCCTTGGCCTTGAGGCCCAACGTTCTGCGGTACAGAATTTTACAGCTGGTAAAGAGCTAATCGCAGAGTTCACAGAGGTTGAGTCAGGCCGCAAGTCTGACCGCCCACAGCTCGCGCAAGCTCTAGCACTAGCCAAGGCTAAGAAAGCCACATTGGTTATTGCAAAGCTAGACCGTCTTGCTCGTAATGTTCACTTCATCTCTGGCCTCTTGGAGTCTGGCGTGCAGTTTGTGGCCGCAGATATGCCAGAGGCTGACCGTACATTCCTACAGATGGCCGCTGTGTTTGCTGAATGGGAAGCCCGTAAGATTTCAGAGCGCACCAAAGCCGCTTTACAGGCCGCTAAAGAGCGTGGCGTAAAGCTCGGTAGCCCTAACCCTTTACTCGGTTCTAGGAAGGGCGCAGAGG